TCATATCGTCACCTCCTGTATCATGTCGTTCTATGACAAGTATACGTCATTTAATGCCATTTGTCAAGATATTTTTAGTCGTTGAATGACATTTTCTATTGACACAATTTATTATGTGTTTTATAATAAGCTCATCCAAGGGGGTGAGTTTTATGGGAATTGGAGATAGAATTAAAGAGGCTAGAAAATGCTGTGGAAAAACTCAGCAAGCCTTTGCGGATGCAATCGGAATAAAGCGGAACACCGTAACAAGCTATGAAACTGGAGCAATAGATCCAAGTGATAGAACTATCATGGATATCTGTCGTGAATTTAATGTAAATGAAGAATGGCTTCGTACTGGAGAAGGTGATATGTTTCTACAGCGTAGCCGAGAAGAGGAATTAGCGGCCTTTTTTGGAGACATTTTGAGTGGGGAACCGGACTTTAAGCGCCGCCTTATATCTGTACTTGCTAGATTATCCTCTGACCAATGGGAGATGTTGGAGGATATGGCGAACAAATTGGTCGAGGAAATGCAAAAAGAAAAGCCGACCACCTAACTAGGCAGTCGGCTTTAATGCGATTCTATTTTGCAATGTGGAGAACAAACTGGTACACCCGCTTAACTTTATCTTCCGGCATTTCTGACACGATCTTTTCGATTTCTTTTAGCAATTTTTCTTTCGGCGTCATTCTGCACCATCCTCCCAGTTTATGCCTTACACAATCTGTCAGGTTTTCCCGAGGCTGGGAATGTTGTTCCCTTGTTTACAATTATAGAACGTTAGTTCTATTTAAGCAATATGTGTTATCACCAAATTGTGGCAGCTTATTTTCTATATGCTAAGAGATTGCTTCGTTGGAAAAGAGCGGATTATTGGACTATGCTTATGATATGGTACACCAACCCATAATTGCCAAACAGAACGAGAATCTAGCGACAGAATTGTAATAGGAGGATTTACATATGCTTGACGAAAAAGATTTGCAGGCAATCGCACAGTTGATGGAGAAGCAAAAACAGGACATCATGTCTGAAACGAAGGGCTTGTTGGAACAGCAGAAACAGGACATCATGCACGATGTAAAGGTTTTATTGGACACGGAGGTCACAACCCGATTTAACCTTTTGGCCGAGGGACAGCAGGTCATTATGGACGCCATCACGCCAAAAAGTGAAATCGAGGAACTGCGAAACGAAGTATCCGTGCTTAAGCTGGCGATCCGCACCATGAATCAGGAAATCGCCGAACTGAAAAAAGCGCAATAAAAATACCGCCCCCGGTGCTACCAACACCAGGGACGGCTCACATAGGGGTGATAAGGTTTGGAGGCCATATCACCCCTCTATTTTAACAGAATAGGGGGTAAAGTCAATGGATTACATCAGAAAAACAGCTCGCTACAATGGGAAAAAGTATGAAGCCACTGGTAAGACCGAGTTTGAAGCCCTGCAAAAGCTGGCGGACAAGCTGGCCGCCGCAAAGCGCGGTGAGGAGACTATAGGCGGCTCCATGACCGTCAACGCTTGGTATAAGCAATGGCTGGAGCTCTACAAGGAGCCAAAAGGACTCACGGCTAAATCGCTGAAAATGTACGATGAAAAGTATGATAACTATATCAAGCCCGCTATTGGTCACTTGAAATTGAAGGATGTTAAAGACGTGCACCTCCAGCGCATCCTTAACGGGCAGGCCGGGCGCTCTGCATCCCATGTAAAAAAACTGCGCATGGTGTTGCAGGAGATGTTCCGCAGGGCCAGACAATCCCGCCTTATCCCATACGATCCAGCCGAGCTGCTGGAGTTGCCCACCTATCACGAGGGGAAAAGACGCTCTATCACTGAGGAGGAGCGTAAGGCCATTTTGGCCGTTGCTGAACACCATCGGGCCGGATTATGGGTGCTCACATTGCTATATACTGGCATGAGGCCAGGAGAAACGGCAGCCCTTACTTGGTCAGACGTAGATTTCGAGCGCAACGAGATACACGTCCACACGGCGAGAGAAAGCGGCGCTAACAGCATCAAAGCCCCAAAAACAGAAGCCGGTATTCGGGACATCCCAATTCATGCTGCACTTTTCCCGTTGCTCCAGGCAGCACAACAAAAGCCATTTTCTCCTGTTTTTCTCAACGAGGCAGGGAACCGGCACACTGAAAAAACCATGCGTCGGCTTTGGCTTAATTTCAAGCGTGAATTAGATATCTATATGGGAGCGAAAGTAAAAAGAAACCAGATTATTGAAAGCGTGGTAGCAACGGATTTGACACCGTACTGTCTTCGCCACACCTTTTGCACGGATCTTCAAAGGGCTGGAGTGCCTATTAACGTAGCAAAGGAGCTTATGGGTCATTCCGACATCCAAACAACTGCAAATATTTATACGCATAAAGACGGATACACTATGCACCAAGGAATCGCCCTTCTAGATGGAAGTGGTGGAAAAAGTGGTGGAAATTCAAAGTTGGCATAACATAAATATATTGAGCCGAAATTGTTTGAAGTGGTTGATACTTTCTGATTCCGGTTCTGAAGGCTGGGGGTTCGAGTCCCTTCGGGCGTACCAAAACAAAAAGTCAGGAAATGCTTGTTACATCAAGTGTTTCCTGACTTTTTTATTCCCTACATCAGAAGCATAGAAAACATAAAATAGCATATTCAGGCACATAAGGTGGTGGAAATGGTGGTGGAAATTCCACCGGTGACCTGTGCAAATTGAAATGAATAGTGATACACTTTGGCCGTCAATGCCTTCAGGTCATAAAAAAGGCAGAGGCAACAGCCTCTGCCCTCTCTTTAAGCCCTTACAATGTACTCATAGTAGCGGGCCAGTTTGTCCTCCGGTGCGTCCTTGTCACAGAGGAACGATTTTGCCATGTCGGCGTAAAAATCAATCTTATCGCCGACACCGTGCTTCTTGGCTACTTTAACGTAGTCACTATAGACCATGTTGAGGGCCGCCCAGAACTGGATGGGGTCGCACTCAATCTCACGCTGGGCCATGACCTGTTTGGCCTGCTCCAGCGTCCAGTGAGCGCCACGGGTGCCATCCTCGTTGTCCATATGCTTAGACCATTCATCGGCCATCTCCTTGGTGAAAGGAATATAGCTGGAAGATGCCCCATAACCTGTCATATGTTCTCCACCTTTTCTGTATGCCATCTCGTCCATGCGGTAGTCATGGTCAAACTCTCTCGGAGTCCTCATTTCACCTTCGCCAGAGATAGCGAATCCGATTTTGTTCATGGGACGATTCATCTCCCGTCGCTCTGTGTATGCGCTCCCATCCTCCCGATAGACCGGGGGGACGTAGGGGTAGCCGTAGTGAGACCGGGGACCGTACATCCGATCATCCCAGTATCGGCTCTCTACCCACATACCGCCATCGTTCCGTGGGGCAAAACGCCCATCAGAGTAACGGCGATAGCCCCGATCCTCCGGCTCCATCATCTCAGAGCGCGGTGCATAACGGCCATTGTCGTAATGCTCCCGGCCACGGCGGTCACGAAACTTATCATCGACATCGTAGTTGTCGTAGCTCCGTCCGTCGTTGTAGCGGCGATTGTTGCCACTGGACATGAGCATCATCCGAGTAGATCGTTTCATTTTGACCCCTCCTTACGCCGTAGGGGCGGGTGCAGCACCGCCGTCAATACTGGCAAGATTGTTACTGGGAGAGCAGCAGGGCTGCCCCAACATGCGGAACGAGCCGCCGGTGGGGGTAGTCACCACACAGACGGAGTAGCGGGTGCGAGTGCGGATGCCGCAGGCAGTCACCTGAGCGCAGTTACGCTTGGTAAGGGGATATAGCTCTGTCCCCGTACCAATAGTAATGTACACAGGTGCATTGATGGTAGTTGTGGCCGGGATGGACTGAGCTACCACAATACAATACTTTCCGCCGTTGTTGTAGGCACCGGCAGGCAGATTGATTTCAAGGTTGCCGCCGGTAAAGGTGACCGCCTGGCTTAGGACCAGGTTGTCGCACAGACGGCAAACAGGCTTACAAGACATAAAATACCTCCAAAAATCAGGGGCGGCAGACACTTAGCCCGCCGCCCCGAAATAGTCACGGCAAAGCCGGAAGACCAACTTACGAGGATTCCTCGTAAGTTTAGCAGCCACAACCGCAGCCGTTGTTGTAGGTCCCGCAATAGGGATAGGGGGCGGGCACCTGGTAAGCGGGCACGGGCATGGGATTGATGCGCCGAATCAGTTCAGAGGTCTGAGCGTCCAGAGTGGCGGTCAGATAGCTGTTCTGGTTGGCCTGAGAGGCAGCCAGCTTCAGGGACTGGTTTTCCGCCTGAAGGGAATCAATCTTGCTCTGAGTCAGGAAATCCAGAATGGCGCGGGTGTTGGAATTGTTGTTCTCCAGAATATCGCGGGTGCTGCCCTGGATGGTATTCTGGATGGCGCAGGTGTTGGTAGCCATGTTGTAATTCACGCCGTCGATGGCGCGCTGGGTCTGGCAGCAGCAGTCCTGTGCCTGAGCGGCCATGTTGCACATCTGAGACTGGACACCGTTGAAGCCCTGAAGCAGCGCCACATTGGTGTTGTTGAAGCCGCTGGTGATGCTGTTGTTCAGGGCATAGGTGCTGTCACAGATGCCCTGCTGGATAGCAGAGATGCCGCGCTCCACACCATTGAAGGCAATGGCCTCATTGACATCGGCACGGGTAGCTAGGCCCTGGAGGCCGGGATCGGTGCTGGCACCGCCACCGCCGAAACCACCGAAGCCGCCGCGGCCCCAGCCAAAAATCATGGCGAAGATGATGATAGCCCACCAGCCATCGCCACCCCAAAAGCCGCCATTGTTACAGTTGCCGCCGTTGGAGTCGGATCCAAGAGCATAGCCAGTCGCAAAATCGTTATCCATTGTATATACTCCTTTGTCAGTTATTACATCGGGGCCGTACGCTCCCCGGATGTTTCCAAAGAGCGGTTTTTTGTCAAGACACCGAAAAACTGAAAAGAAGTGCTCTATTTTATTTCATGGGTATACCTAGTTGTCGTGCAATTTCCTCAACGGAGGTTCCCCTCTGTTTTGCCATGTTTTCCGCAGTCTGGCGAAGCTGCTGCGGGTTTTTCCCTTGAATGAGCCGCATAGCTTGAGCTGCCTGCGGATTCTGTCCAGCCATCTGCTGGAGCATTTGCATGGGATTCCCGCCGTTCCGCGCCATCTGGAGCATGGCCGTCATGGGATTATTCATCGGAGGCATCATTCTTTTTCCCTGCCTTTCCACCAGAAGCGGGCTTTTTCAGCCGTTCTATCTCGTCCTTCAAATTGTTGATGGTGTCCTTCATGTCCATAAATTCATCCAGCGGTGCGAAAGCAGGGGCCGGATTCTCCGTCTGTTGTTCTTTTGCCTGCTGTTGACCATGGAATTCAAACACATCAGCAGCTCCGGTATTGGTATTGAAGCGTTTCATATAGACCACATTATGAGCGAGGTCGGGGAAAAACATGGGAGCACCCATGAAGTCAACCGGGACCCCCAGCGCTTCTTCTCTAGAGGCCACAGGACGGCAGAAAAAGGCAGGCTGCGTGTTTACATTCCCCTGTGGCTGAATGGTCTGCGAGGGCTGCTGAGCAGGCTGCTGGGGCTGATATACTTGTGGAGCCGGAGCAAACGGGGTAACAGGATTGTAGGCCCCATAAGCCGGGTATGTGTAATTAGGAAACGCCATACTGACGCGCCTCCCTCCCCGCCTCCAATGCGGTTACGTAATCCTCTAGGCCCTCGTCATCTCCCTGTGCCATGTACCACATCGCTGTTTCGGCGGCACAATCGCGGGACATGCCAGCGGCTACCATCCTCTCGATTAGAGTCATATCCAACACGTCCTTGTCCATAAAATAAGGAGTCCGTGAGGAGGGCGGCGACGTGTACCAACCCTGTATCCTCACGTCCTCCTATTGATATTGTCGCATAAAAAAACTTCCGCCGGGGGACATTCCAGCGGAAGTTTGGGGGCGTTATGTACCTTTTTGGAGGAATCCCAGCTTGTTTGCCGTGAACTCCACCTTTTCAAAGATGAAGGGCAGGTGCCGGTGGAGCGTTTTCCGGTCTATCCCGCAGCAATCGGCCGTGTCAACCTGCGCTTTCCGTTCCAGCAGATAGAGCTCCGCAATCTGCGTGTCGTCTCTCCCCAGATTGGCCTCGTGGATGGAGCGCTTCATTTCTGAGGTAGTCAACTCCTCTAATCTTCCAGGAAATCGAATCAGCGCTTTTGACACGTCCTGCACCTCATTCTTCCGGCGGCTCTGTGGGCAGTTGTTTCAGGGCCTCCGCCAATTTTGTGACGGTTCCATTGCCTCCCAGCGCCTTGTATGCGTGATACATCGCCAACACATTTTCCATCCCATAAATCGGGATGTACTCAAGCTCCATGTAGTGGTTGTACTCGGCAATGATTTCGCGTCTTAGCAGAGCCTGTACCCCATTCATAAGGGCATCGCTCTTCTGATTGTCCGCTTTGATGCGTTTCCGCTCCCGCGCGGCGACCGCCTCGATAATCGCCACCAAGACCACAGCCGCGCCGGAAATCAGTGGGCCTACCCACTCCATGGGCATCAGCCCTCCTTAGTCAACTGCTTATAGACCTGATTGATACCAGTGGCCGCAAGGCCGGAGACGATGCCAACGGCGGCGGCGGTCAAATAGTCCGAGGCTGGAAACTCTGGCATGATAAACATGCCGAGGATGCCCAGCGCCGCGCCAAACGCACCGCAGATAATGGGAATCCACTTGTTGTCCAGGCCGGTGGCCTTGACCAACTGCCCGACGAGGAAGCAGATCACAGTGATAACCGCTACTCCCGTGATACCCAAAGAAGAAATGTCCATGATATGTACCTCCATCAAATCAGATTCAGCCGATCCAGCACGACAGCCAGCTCCTGCCGGGTCATATTATCGCGGGGCCGGGTGCCGTCCAGCACGCCCTTGTCCTTGGCCTTCTGCCACGCATCAGCGGCCCAAACGTCCGGGGTGTCCTCCGCGTTGTCCTCTCCCGGTTCGGCTTGCCACGCCACGCCCAGGAACTCACAGATGCCCTTTGCGGTGGCCTCGGCCAGTTTGTCTCGATACTTGGTGTCCTTAAGGTACTCCACGTCGGCCTTGTTGGTGTGGAAACCGTACTCAATCAGGCAGGCGGGAGCGTCCGTCTTGGCGAGCACGGTATACATCTCATGCTTGATAGGTTCACTTCTCATGGAAACACCGGCGGCGTGGAAGACGTTGACCAGGTCAGAAGCCAGCACATTGCGCTTCGCCGTCATGGGCCCGGCGCTGGTGTAGATCTCCAGCCCGGACGCGCTTGACCAGCCTCCCTCCCCGGCCGCGTTGGTGTGGATGCTCACAAAGCAATCCGGCTGCGCCTTATTGCTGATGTTGGCCCGCTCCGTGAGGCCGGGGTAGTTGTCCGCCGTCTTGGTGAGCACCACGCCCACCCCTTGGGCCTCCAGAAGCGGTTTGATACGCTGGGCCATGTCCCAGGTAAACTCCCACTCTTTGTAGGTGCCGTCCGGGGAACCGTTGACGTTGCCCGGCCCGTGTCCGGGGTCGAGGCATACAGTGTGCTTGCTCATAGGCTTGTCCTCCTGTTCCGGCGGCTTCTGGCCGCCCTGTTTGAGCCAGACGCAAATCCAGTTGTGCACCTTGCGGCTGGCGGTGATGCGCTCTCCGCCAAAGTCGCACTGGCTGGAGCCGCCCCCATCCAGCATAACGGCGGAGGACCAGCCCAGCCCGGCCAGCTCGTCCCGCAGAGTTTCCGGCGTGGCTGCGTCTCCGGTCCCATCGCCAGAGCAGTAGAGGGCCAGACTTCCACCCCGCAGGCCAATGGCGCTGCGCCCCCTCTTGCCTCCCTGGGCTGATCCGTAGGAGGGCTTATCCACCGGCTTACCGGAGGTAACGAGGGCGGTCACAGCGATAAAGTTGGCCGCTCCCCCGTACTCGGAGGTCATGTGGATGTCGGGGCCCTTATCCCAGGCGTAGCCCATCGCTCTCCAGGGCGTGCCGGAGCGCATTACCCCGCCCACCTTAAGCAGCGGGCAGGGGGTGCCGTCTGGGTTCCACATGCCGCCATTGAGCACGTAATGAGCCTTTGTTTCAGCCTTGACCTGAGAGAGCGTCTTGCGGCAGTTGGTGACTCTCAGCTCAATCCGCTCCACGGACGAGAGCGGGATGTATGTAATGAGCTTACTCATTTGATTCACATCCTTTTATCCAGCGATCCCGCTGTTGATTACTGTTCCGGGGCCAGTAGCCCGGCCAGCTCCTGGTACTCCTCCGGGGTGAGCCGGTCGGCGGCGAGATAGACATCCATCTTGTCCTGGAGGCCGTCGGTGCGGCCCCGGTCAATAAGCAGCTTGCAGAGGTTGTATACGGTTGTCATGGCGTCTCCTTTCTCATGTGGAAGCGGTGGTAGTCAGCTCCAGCATACACAGCCGCGCCTCGTGCTCGGACAGCATGTCCAGAGTGATGTCCTCTGCGAGGGGCGGCTGGGGTTCCGGCTCCGGCTCTGGGGGCCGCTCCGTGGGCGTGACACCCACCAGCTTGCCCTCCTCAATCTGGAGGTTACACCAGCCATAGGTCGCCCACACCGTGTCATGGAGGTGGGCGGGCACCTCTATGTAGCCCTCCAGCCAGCAGGCGCGCCGCCCGCTCTGGCTCTGGATCGGGTGCTGGCCGGTCTCCAACGGGTCAATTTGGATGATGGTCATATTTAATTCACCTCTTATTTCTAAACTATGGCGTAGTAGTGATATACAACTTGAGATAAATTAAGCTGCACAGTTGCTGCATCAGATGGAGTATAGTTATAATACCAACTGAAAGTTTTTCCATCCGCTGATTTTTTACCGTAAGAATCTCTTGAGTTGCTAGAGTAGAAAAAACCAAAGCCGCTTGTATACTCAGTAGGGATAATGCTGCCGGGAATAATGACAGAAGTTTCGCCAGTACCAGAATTGTCGATACTTCGATACGAATCTGGCCATTGCATGCCATAAATACAGAGTATTTTAAAGGGTTCGGCTAAGGTTATTTGATTAGGGTTGCTTTTACCTGTTTTTCCTGTCCCCACATAGCTCCCCAAAATAACCCTCGACCCCGCGTGCTCGTCCACGTACTGCTTGTTGGCGGCGTGGTTACCCTCTGTCGGATTACCACTCAGGGAGAGAGGCCCTTGCATTATCCCGCCAGCCAGCGGCAGGAATGGAGCACTTTGCATACCAGCCAGAGCGGTGTTAAACTCCTCTTCGGTTCCGGTATATCCTTTCTCTTTTGCCGCCTGATAGGCGGACTTTCCAGGTGCACCATCCTTGCCGTCTGCCCCTGGAGCTCCGTCCTTGCCAGGCAGGCCCACCCCGGCAACTTTTTTGCCGTTTACAACGATAGCCATGTGCTACACCTCCACCCATTGCCACATATCCGGGGTATCCGGGGCCCACGTGCAGGGAATCATGTCCCCGCCCTCTGCCACCTTGTAGACCTTGCCGTTGTAGCTGTAGTGCTTACCCGCATGACAGTCCATGCCGTACACCCACGGGATGGGGTCGTCCACTGTGCCAGCGTGCTCGCGGTCAATAGGCCGGTAGATGGCGAGCATGCCGTCGTCGTGCGGTGGCATATCCTCTTGAGGAGTTACCGCCTGCACCACCCGGTAGAGCTGGCCTTCGTCGTTGAGGATGCGTCCCGCAGGCAGTTCCTCGCCGTCTGCCAGTACCACCGCCCAGGTGGGAAACAGATCGGGCATGTCCAGAACGTAGGCGTCCGGTATGGCCGTGCTGGTGGCCGCGTAGGCCCTCATCGCGGCGGCGTACTGTGACTGCATGTTCGGCTCTGACGGTTGGGGAGCTGGCTCTGGGACTGGCTTGTTGGTCAGGGTCAGCAGCGTACCAGCGTAGGTCTGCCGGGTATAGTTCCCTGCATCATCCTCTGACAAAAGAAACCCATCATCCCGGTACATCTGGATTTTGCCTGTCACCTCTCCGGGGTCAGGCGTGACCGAAAGATATTTGATGGTATCCTCTGTCACAACCCGGCGGGAGACACTGTATTGCTTTTCGCCGATTTTTAAGTACATGTTACCTCCTCATAAACAGAAGCTGAAGGCTACGCAAAGCCGGTTATAGGCGCCGTGCCAGAAAGCACTTCCAGTCCTGTGGACATCACAGAAGTCGGAGGTGTTTTGAGAAAACGAAGAGCGCTCCAACCAAAAGTCCGCGCTGCCGGCGCGATTTTTCACTTTGCTGTTGCCCGCCTTGTAGTAGTCATACTGGAGGCCCTCTCCAGCGAAGGAGTAGGTGGTGCTGCCGAAAATTTCGATTTCTGACAGCAGGAACAATTCATCGCTGGTGGTCACAATGCTTGGGTTCTGATTCCCTGCGCTGGTCAGTTTGTTAACTGCTCTTATCCCCGCCTGCACCTCCGCCGGAAGCATGGTTTTCAGCGCGGGCATGGTCTGCGTCCGCATTTGGCAGTCCCGCCAGCCGCCCACGTTGGTGTTGCTGGGGTTCATCTGGTACGTGGTGTCGTAGCAGTCGTGCATCTGGAAGGTCAGCGGCGCTTTGCCCGTCCCGTCTGACAGATCATCGTGGTTCTTTCCGATGATGTCGATACGGTATGTCCTGCCGCCGATGTCCATGTCCTTGTAGCAGGAGCCATCAGATACCCAGGTGTCCGGCACCTCATTGGCGTGGCATGCCTCGATGATAGCGGCCCAGTCATTGTTTGCAAACACAGGGTCATATGTTTTGTTGGAGGGTAGCCCTCTCGACATGAAGAACACCATCAGGCCGACACCTCCTTTTTGGTAAATTGGAAGTCGTAAGGAAGGATCAAAGCGGGGCGGATGCCTGCGTCAGTGTTTGCTCTCCAGATGCTGCTGTCACCGTTAGTTCGGGTATACCACACGTAGTTGGCATCGTTGGTGTACGGAGAGCGGAGCCACCAGTTTTCAGCATTACCATTTCGATTTGCAACCCGTTTGCTGTTGGCTAATGAATTTGTGCCGGACTCGAAGTAGGTCAGTTTTGCACCATCTACAGGGAAGTATGGGCTCGTAATGGTGCTCCATCCGACTTCATAGCCGGACAGCAGAAAAATCTTGCAAGACAGCCCATTTGCTCCGGTGCTGTCTGTTCCTCCTATTCCGCCTTCCTGCCGATACGGGATTTTAACCTGCTTGAGGGCCGACTTAATGTTAGAATCGTACTTCAAAAGCATTGTGCCGTTTAGCCAGCTCTGGATATCGGATTGCTCCAGGTTGTTGACTTCTCCGGAATCCCATATCCGATTTTCAGAAATGTCTTTCCTCAATAGCCATGTCCCTTCGCAGGACGCATCATAAAGAGGGCTGTCCTCCGGTATCCCCTGGTTAACCACCAGATAGTCCACCGGGGTTCCTTTCTCGTTGAGCCGCACAATCTTTCCGACCTCAAGGTCGCCCGCAGAAATACCGCTTGAAGCAGGAACAAAAAAGCGCGATACATATACCATCAGGACACCTCTGATTTTAGGAATTTAAAGTCGTAAGGGAGGATTAAGGCGGGGCGGATACCGTAGGAATTATAGGAATAGCCATTACCATAACTTCCATCAACGGAGATGTACCAATTACCAACATTATTCGCATTTGATGGAGAACGTGTCCAGTAAAGCCCATTCGTCATGTTGAATTTCGCAATTCTTTTGCTCCTAGCATCAGCGCCATCACTATCAATAAAGTAAGATAGTTTTGCTCCATCTATTGGGAGGTATGAGGACAGGCTGTTATTTAATCCAATTTCATATCCGCTTATTGGAAATACTCGGCATTGCAGACCGTTTTCTCCGCTGTTAACTGTAGCAGAACCATTCCAAACACAATACGGCACTTTCACAGTTTTAATGGCTGCTTGAACTGGCAAATCGTAGTCCTTCATATATCCAGACATAGTGCTCAAAATGCTGGAACCAGGAAGCGCATTTCCTCCACCAGAGTTAAACGGTCCCATCTCACGGATGTCCTTCCGTAGCAACCATGTCCCCTCACACGATGCATCATATAGATTGGACGGTATGCCCTGATGTACTACCAGATAGTCAATCGGGACCCCGCTTTCATTTAGATGTACTACCTGTCCTATCTCCAAATCACCAGCAGAGATCCCCATATCCCCAGTTGGGCCGCCCCTATGCAAGAACACCATCATCCCACCCCCACATTGACCGGGATGTTGACGGCCGGGGCCTCTGCCGCGTAAAAGGTCAGTGTCCCAGCTCCCTGCACGGCGTTCTGCGCTGATGGCCCCATCCAGGCGTTCAGCGCCTCTGCGTCCGCGTCCAAATCTGTACCACTCAGCGCTACGTCTACACTCACTACCGCTGTGTCTGCCGCCACAATGGAGCAGGAAACCGTCTGGCTGTACCTTCCGTTCCCACCTTGCGTCCACCCGCTAGACAGCAAAGTAATTGTGGTACTCTTGGCCGGATCTCCTTTGCTGTCCCAAGCGCTTTTTTCTGTATCGCTTACTGTTCTGTGGCTTTCATCTGCTGGTAGGTCTGCCAGCTTTGTACTGTTTGGTAAAGCACCAACCATATTAGCCGTGTAATCCCCCTCCTGGGGGACAACTGCACCAGATCGTCCGTTGAAGGTGATCACACCGCTGCTACCTCTGCCCGCCAGCTCGTCGATAGCCCCCTGCACGTTTGTAGCCTCCAGGCCGCTGCCCGTGTTGCTGTAGCCCACCTGTTCGGCGGAGAGGTCGCCGCCCTCTCCGTCTTCGGTTACTTCGATGGTGTACGGCCCTTCGCCCAGGCTCTCCCCCATCTGCATCGTGCCGCCGCCGGGGATTGAGAGCCAGGGCGCAGCCGTGGCGATAGCGGCTAACTGGGCGGCGTACTGCTCCAGTGTGGTGCCCGACGGCGGTTCTACTCCCATAGCCTGTAGTGACGCTGCGATACTTGCCTTAGCAGCGGACAGTCGGTCAATTTCGCCCTGAATACTCATACCACGCCTCCCGTCAAATGGCCGCCAGGGCCTCCTCAATGTCGCCCGTCAGGCTCACCGAGCCACCAGTGGTGTAACCCGCAGGGACGGCAAAGGAGGTTGTGGTCAAGCCGTCAATCTCCCCGGAGACCGCCCCATTGTTTGCCATTGAGCCAGTGACCTTCGCGCCTTTTGCGTAAGCGGTCTTGCCATTAAGGATATCCCCGGCAACCGCTGTGCCGTCAGAGGTGTCCACATAAGCCTCCGGGATGGCCGCCACTTCAACGGACGTGAGCACCTTCCCGTCCGTAGGCTCTACCGTTTGGACAGACTTGTTGGGTGTAACGCTTTTTGTCTCCGGGGTGATCTGCACCTTTCCTGTTCCGCTGTGATAACCCTTCGGGATGGTGTAAGACAGTTTTTCCGGGGTCAGTGTTTCAGTTGCCGCCCCGTTGTTTGGCATGGTACCTGTGGTGGTCTTGCCTGCCTTGTCCACAAACACCTTGCCAGTCAATACGTCAGCGGCGGTAGCCGTAACGGCGGATACGTCCTGGTAGTTCCCGGGGATGGCGGCTACTGTCACATCGGACAGGCCATAATAGCCGGGGTCGGGCGTCACATTCTGCTGGGACTTGGTTGGCGTGACAGTCTTGCTCTGGAGGTTATAGTTTCCGCCGCCGGACACCCCAGAAACCGTTCCGCTTCCGTTGTGGTAGCCTTTGGGGATGGTATATGTATCGCCCTCTTGGACGGTGGCAGATACCGCGCCTCTGTTCTCGATTGCCTCAATCTCTGCGGCCAGCTTGGTCAGATCGTCCGTGCCTGTGCCAATACCCAGTTCAACGGCCTTTGACCTGATAGCGTTCCGCGCTGTTTGGATTCTGCTGATTTCAGTTGCTACACTCATGCTTTCCCACCTTTCAAATTGTCCCTAACAGGATTTCGATATTGCCTACCGTCTCCTGGACCGCTGCTGCGGTAATGGGGAGCGTATTATCACCTTCGTCAAAGCCGTTTACTGTGTCCACAGATAACGTCCTTGTGTCTCTGTCCAGCTTTAGCCCGTGCCCGATGTTGTAGGATGTACCTCCTCCACCCTCCGGTAAAGGGATATCCGACGCCTCATACTGGCCACTGTCTGGGTTCCAAATCTCCCAAAATCCATCCAGGCCGGGCCTCGGGGGATGCTGGTTCAGCTCTGTGATACGCTCCTCCATCTGCTCAAATTCGGAGGGCAGGGGAGGCGGGAAAGCATCTACAGCGTTAATGGAGTCATGGACCGTTGCGTAGAATATATTACTGTGCCGCACCTGCTCCCCGAGTGTACCCCTGACCTGCATTAAATACTGGCCGTCATCAGCCAGCATGGAGGCCGTCAGCAAGGCGGAGTATACTTGCCCGACGCGCTGGAGCTGGATAATATTCTTCTGACCATCCTTCTCCACATCCACCTTTAAGTCCCACTCGTCTGGGAGGTCGGTGGAGATTTCGAAGGCTACAGCCCCATTGTCGCCCTCAAACCCGAGGCAAAATTTAGGCGGGGTGCAGATGTACCAATTTGTCATGCTGAGCATTATGTCCCGCCCCCATCCATAGCGGCCACCTTGTCCAGAAGGGCATCGATCTCCTCACCGCTGTATTTGCTGGTGTAGTATTCGGTTGGTTCTTCTGCCGCTTCTCTGGATGATAATTCCCGCTCAAGTGCCGCTACACGCTCCTCCAGAGTCAGTTCCATTTTCTCACCTCACACAATTAGCCGACGGCCAAGCTTGTCCAGAACAACGCGGCCATTTTTATCTTTCACTGGGCCGGAGACTATCTTTTGGGGAACGCCATAATACAAAATAATGCATCCATCCATTGAGCTTCCCCCGTTTCCTCCTGCTCCACCAGTTACAACTGAAGCCTTTTTTACAAAAATGTCGGCATCGCACCGAACAGTAAGATCTTCTGTTTTACTGTCTCCGCCTGCACGATTAGACCATTTTCGTTTATTGGTTACTGAAAGTCTTACCGATCCACATACTCCAGCGCCGCCACCACCGCTTCCACCGCTTCCGCCTGAACCATACGATGATGCATTCTCTCCATCTTTACCTTTCCCACCGCTTCCACCTCCATGTTGATATGCCTCCCCCTCTGCGTCTGCTCCATTAGATGAGCCTGCGCCAGAGCTTGGCCCTTTAAAATTTACATTGGCTTTGGTGGCTATTATTGCAGGGCCACCATTTTCTCCGTTTCCTCCTGCGCCACCGCCTCCCGCACCACCACAATCTGCCTCACAATTTGCCTCTGCATTAAACCAAAGAGTATTAATATTGCTTCCTGAGAATGTTTTTCTGTCAGAGTATTCTCTCTGGCTTATTCCTTCTCCGCCTTTTGCAGATCCAGCATCCTTGCCAGGCTCACCAGGGCCTCCACCATCTCCTCCATCCATTCCATCTTTTCCTGCTAAAGCATATGTTTCTCCTGTAACTGTATCAACATATCCAAGGTTATTTCGATTCCCACTGACAGACGAAAGCAATCCAAATGTTGTGACACTTTCCCCTCCATAGCCAGTTGCTTTGCCACAAGAATACGCTATTTTTTGACCGCCCACGACATCGAGCGATGACTGGAAAATTCTACCTCCAAGGCCACCAAGACCTTTCTTTCCACCTTTCCCTTCCGATTGGCTTCCAAGCGATACTGATGCTGTAGTCGAAACAAATGTATTTTCAGGTACAGAACTAGTGTTACTAGAGTAATCGCTAGCAGCTCTGGCAATATTACCAGATTCTCCATCCCCTCCGGGTTGGCCGCTTTGCCCACCATCAATCAAAACTGCTCTTACATATGTTGTCCCTTCAGGAACAGTCCACTCGCCTGCGCCTGTAAGAACTACACGGTTTTCGAGTAATTCAGTTTCCTCTATTTTTAATGGTACATATCCAACAAGCATCTCCGAACTTGATTTTAATGTGTTTGAGATGGTAATGTCTTCTTTTTCAATGCAAGCCGTAACTGGCTCTTTGTTATATGGGTCCCATGTTAACACACGGTTCCCCGTTGACTCTCCATTATAAACAACTGGTGCGTGGATAGATTGGGCATGCTTATAGTAATTTTTCATTCGATCCGCAACAGCCGCAGAGTTTGTGAGCGATACCAACGTAGCATTTTCGACCTTCTTTACATTTGGCTCTTTGGCTGAAACAATATCACGTATGATTTGGCTCTTGTTGTGCGTATACTTTGTTCCAGTAAGCTTCCCAGACCCAGATGTTAGTTTCGCGTAATTGGCCCCACTCTCTAAAATAGTAAAGCCAGATGCAGACAGGTCAAACACAGGGTCATCAAATGTAACAATTTTCCCTTCTTCTACAGACCCTTCAAAAAGTGTAGATGACTCACCAGATTTTATATATTGATGTTCCGTAACAATTACTTGGGTTACTTTGGCCGCGTTAGTGACGCTCGGGCCCTGATACATTCGGTCTAAACCAAGGTTCCCGCTAATTCCATCCCAAAGGGCCGCAATCCGAAGAACTCCATTTAGATCAGTTCGAATAGTTGCGCCAATTGCAAATAGAACCTGTGACAAGTTATCCCTTGCCGTAGCGATAGGTAACCAACCATACAATTTTATGTCTGCTAAATTTGTTTTGATCTCGTATGGTATTGTGCCGCATATGGAAGCAAGAAGTTCGGATGCAGTCTCGCCAGAGTAGATTCCTCCATAATGCTGATTTTCAGATAAAAGCCCAATTGCGCTTGTTGCAGATATCTTATATGTATTGGGTCCATTCCGGTCAATGGATTTCACATAAAACACACCGGTCTGAACGTCATCATAAAAATAAACAATTGGAGCGTTTCTTTCAAACTCTGTAATTGTTCTGTCCTCAGTCTCAATTACGACTGATAAGGTATTGGCTTCCAGAGAGGAAGATAGAAGAGATGTTGCAATATGAAGATTTCCGCTTTTAATTTTGTTGCCCTCAAACACTCTGTCGCCATACACAATTTTGTTTTTGTTTGCCATCGCCTATCCTCACCTTTTACGGCTTGACCTGTGCGTCTATCGGGACAAAGCTTACCTCTATTTCTCCCCAATAATTTACGCTACCTTCTACCTTCTCCATGTCTTGAGATGCGCTAGTATAATACGCCTCGTAGGAGATGGTTGTCTGTCCGTCCGCAGCCTCCAACATAACGCTATCATCGACTGAGTGTTGGTACAGATAGTCCCAAAAGGTATCCAGCCCTTCGTAGTTGTCTCCTCTGCGAAACACTGTAATCTTATGTCCAAGATAGGTTCCAATAACATCACGTATCATTCGACCGGAAAGCACTCGGCCTGCATTATCTCCATCTAGTACATTGAAACTTCGATTATAAGTCGAAATTGCAACATCTGCGTCAAACTCAATGCCGTTCAATTTGATATAGCTCATTTAGCCCTCCACCAAATTTACGCCGATACGCTGAACTTCGCTCTGAGTCGCTTGATAAGATACGCGACCAAGCACCTGCTTGTCGATTTCCAAGATAACTGTATTGGAGCCGCCGCCACCATATCGCTGCATCCCACGGGCAACAGCGGCTTCAATCTCAGATGTTGGAGCCTCTATATTTGTCCCGCTCTTTTGATCTCCCAGTACGGCGAGGAACTCTTTGTTAGGCGGTATGACCGCGCCTTTTGCAAGGGCAGGAACGTCATCAATTGAAAGCCTTGGTACTGACATTCGGCCTAAGCCTGATCTAGCTGAATAAGAACTCCCCTTCGTGCTGCCACTTCCAAGCTTAAGCGCTGTACCACCACCTAAAAGTGCAATCCCGGCCAATATGAATAGAGGGTTTAATGTCATTGCACCAATAGCAACTAATGCAATCCCAGCAAGCAGCATTGCTGTAGATACCCACCCAGCCACCTCTTCAAGATGCAATGTTTCTACCCAACTACGAAACGTCCCGCTTTCATTCCCAACGACAAATCCAGCAATAAGGAGTGCGCATCCACCTAGAAACATAAGAATGTTCATAGTCATTAGACCGATTGCAACAAGCCCAATTCCTACAAGCAAAATTGCAATCGTTACATACTCCATTACTTTTTCAAGGCCTAATGTTTTAACCCAATCCTGCAAATGATCATCATTTATTGCGGCAACAATTCCGAGGCCGAGCACCACTGCACCAGCAATTAGCAAAATAAGATTTCCAGTAGCGGCCGCAATAGCTACCATTACGATGCCTACCAAAAGTATGGCGACAGATACCCATTGAACAACGGTTGTAAGTTTCAGTTTTTCCCACCATGCCATCAGTGTCTGTTCTCCAATTACTTCTGCTGTCACCCCTGCTCCTAGAAGAACTGCTCCAGCAATAACCATAAAGATATTCCCCATTGCCGCTCCAATACAGATGAGGGCAAATCCAGCTATTTGCATTGCAGCTGTTACATAGTCAAACGCGGAATCAAGTCCCAGCGTCTTTGCCCAAGATTCAAAAACTCCACTCTCACTCCCTACAAAAACGCCAGTTGCAATCAAAGCTATACCAGATATAACCATAAGAATATTCCCTAGTCCTGCGCCAATACAAATAAGGGCAAATCCAGCTATCAATAGAGCGGCAGTTATAAACTGGGCTGCTCTAGAAAGTCCAAGCGCTTCCGCCCAATCTTGCATCATTCCGCTTTGATATGCATAAGCCACAGCAACTCCGATCAAAGCTAGTCCAGCCACAACAAGTAAAATATTTACAGTTGAAGCTCCAATAGCAACCATGGCGATGCCGCCGAGTATAATTGCCAATAACACAAACTCTTGCACACTATTTAAACCAAGTGCATCAACCCAAGACTGTAATTGTTCATTTTCTCCAGAGAAATCAATGCCAGCTCCAAGTAAAAGTAACCCAGAAAGAACCAGAACTAAACTCCCTATAGATGCTCCTATAGCTACAAGTGCAATACCACCTAGCATTAATGCAATTGGCACCCAAGCAGATACACTCGCCATCATTTCTTGGAGCCATCCGCTATTCATACCTTCTTGAAAGGCAGAAAAATCTGGCCCAATATCTTGATTAGAAGATTCACTTTTATTTCTGCTCCCCGAAAGCTGGTTGATTTCATCAAAAGAAGCGAGCGATTTCCCGGCCTCCTCAGCCGCTTCACCCGTTTTTTCAAGTGCTTCTGTTTCCTCATACAGATTTTCAGCGGAGTCCGCAGCTTTCTCTGCTGTTGTACCAAACAGCGCAGCAGTAATCCGGGCGGCCATTGAAATTATACGGGCCAACATATCGACAAAATTTGTAAATGCTGGTATAATGACCTCAATCATCGGTTGAGCGAGCGTCAGGAGAGCCCCTTTTAGGCGTGCAATAGACGCTCTAGCCTCGTCATTTGTTTTAATGACTTTCCCCATCCATTCACGGAACTTCGCAAGAGCTTGTGTAATGACCGTGAATACAAGCGCGCTTCTGATAACTTCACGCATACGAGAAGAAAACTTGCTTGCGCTCTTTTGCGCTCTATCTACTGATTTTGCCATTTTGGCGGCGGCAGGGCCGGACTTTGCCATGTTCTGCTGGAGCCCTCCGGCTTCCTCTTTTGCCAGGTTCAACTTTCCTTCTAAGCCAGAAATTTTGGAATCATAATCTGAAAGCGCTTTTTCAGCCTGCCTCCACTCTTTCTCAATTGCGTCAACCTTTTCTTGTTGCTTTTTCAATTTTGAATCGACCATAGGCCTATCAGAATAGGCACGCATATAGTCATCAGCGGACGAACCAGCTTTCATGGCGGCATTGATAGCATTCTGTTCGTCCTGGAGCATGGATAACTGCTTCCTGGCCTCCTCCAACTCCGCATTTACAACGTTGAGGTTTTCTACTAAAGGAAACCTCCCCTGCTTTTTGGACGTAAGTTGATCTTCAAGCGATTGGATTTTCTTAGCAAGCTGATTCAGCTCTTTTTGTGCTTTCTTATTGTCAATATTGGTTTCAATGACGATGGAGCCGTCAGCGGCCACATTAAACACCACCTTGATAGGAGAGATTTACATTGGAAGGGTACAAGGAAATCATTATTACAAGAGAAAAATCGCCGTGGGGATGCGCTGTCGACTTCACAGTGCTTTTGGATGACAAAGTGGTTGGGATTTTAAGAAACGGCACAACCGTTTCTGCATACGCTCAAGATGGACCCCATACGCTTTCGTTCCAAAAGGGGCGTAAAATCGACTGCTCAATTTCAATCCTCGTATCGCCGGATGACACTGCAAAAGTTGTAAACACAGCAATATCTGGATCACACCTCGTAGTTGAGAGTGAATACGCAACAAACGCACCAGAAACCGCTGTTTTCGATAGTGAGAACGCCCAAGAAAAAAGAAGCAGAAAAATTAAGGGAAATGTTGCCTTTGCAGCTGTGATTGTCGTTGCTATTATTGCCGCTGTATCTCTTACTTTTGGGGGCCGCTCTGATAGTCAGTCAAACGATGGCTATAGTCCAAGCCAATCAACTACTACACCCACGCAGCCATCCGATAATTTAGCGCAGAACATCCATCCGGAGGAAATTACCATCTCAGCCAACAGCTTGTGGGCGGCATATAAGGAGAATGCAGTGAATGCCGATGCGCTGTATAAGGATAAAATCTTGGTTGTGACTGGCACAATTCAAAACATCGGGCAGGATGTTTTAACAAAAGCACCTTGCATTTCGCTCGAAACAAATGACGGTTATGGCCTTTATCCTATACAGTGCTTCTTCCCGAAGGATGGAGACCAAACGGATTTGATTGCACAGCTAAAGGATGGAGACTACATCACTATCGCTGGTGAGTGCGATGGAATCCCTCTTGCTCAAGTTCAGTTGACAAAATGCACGATACGATAATCATAGCCGCCCCTCCTGGGGCGGTTTTATTTTGCGCCTGTCCAGAGGTTAACGAGGTCATTCTCCGCCTCACTGTAGGTCTGCTTGATGTCGATAATGTCACGGTTCTTTCGGTAGAACTCCCTGTCAGACTTGTCCAGCGGCTTGCCCTTTGCCTTCTTGTCGCGGATGCGGACGATCTGGGCAAAGAGGCAGTCCCCTATTTCCGCATAGGCCGCGAGGATAGTCCACCAGTGGATGCCGCCCGTGTTGGTTTCGATGTCGTAGTCCACAGCGCGGGCTTCATAGCCCAGCACACGGTTGATAGGGGCAATGATGCGGGGGAAGTCCATAGGCCAGTCCACAAGGTGTGGGCCTTTCTGCTTCCGTGGCTCCTCGCCGCCGTTGATGAATCGAAAAACCTCTTTTATGGCCGCGTCATAGTCGGTCAGCTCGTCAAAATCCACATAGAAGATTTGGAGCACGTCAAGGGCCCGGTCTTCCTCGCTGGAATCGGGGTCGTTCATGGCCTCGAAAATGTCTAGGATAACCCGATAATCATAGCGGATAGCAAACTCCTGCCCGTCTATCTCCACGCTTTTTGGAAGTCCATAGCTCATGGCGTGCTCCTTTGATTACTTCTTCTGATACTTCTGGTATTTCGCTGTGTACTTGCTGATGCGCGGGTTAGTAAGCTTCTGCTCTCTGGTGAAAGTGGTATCAATCTCATCCATGACCGCCATCATCAAGTTGCACCAGACAGGGAGGCCGTTGGCAATGGCATAGACATTCATGCCGCCGAAGACAGACTCGCTCACAGGGGCATCGAACACGCCGTCAATAATGCCGCGCATTTCAGCGTCCCGCTCTTTGGCAAACTCGAAGATTTCCTTCTTGTCCACCATCTTCTCGATCTGGGCCTTATAGCTCTCCTGCTTCTTGTCCAGATCCTCAAAAGCGGAGTACAGCCGCTCAACGAAGTTGCTGTCAGTGGGGTTGAACGACACCTCGCACTTGCCATTCAAAGAATATGTAACAAGGCCGGAGTCAAAATTCAGTTCCTTCATAAGTTAAACCTCCACGGTTCCCGGTGTGAATTTCACAGTTCCATCACTAATCGATGCTGTACCAACAGTTCTAGTGCCGCCATATGTAACATCAATTGGCATCCCAATTGTGCCACCGCCTTCACCACCGAGCCCGGACGGCAAAATAGAGCATGAGGAGTATCTTTCAGCAAATACCGCTGTTCCGGCCGTCCCCGCATACAGATGGACAATAAGCATATCTTGATTCATCAAAGCGTTCACGTTCTGATCTTTGATAGCAAGGTTCCAGATTTTTTCCTGTGCTGCGTCATCTGCATCCAACTCACATGGGTCAAAGGTTTGTGTAATGGTTGGTTTCTTCCCGTTGGTATAGGTATTTCCAAAAATATCAACTTTGGTTTCTGTTTGCCAGTCGTATTCGGCTGAACTGTCCTCTACACGCTTACCGATGGGAGACCACGTAGGCGTAGAGCTCTCTCCAGTGTTTAGGTAAGCAATTAACATTTCACGGCCTACGGTCTGGCCCGGCGTAGTATTAAAAGTCAAATCAGACTCAGGCATTGTTTTTCTCCTTTCAAACGCCAACTTCATATGTCAGTTTCATCAAAATCTGGTAGTCTTCATAGCCGTTCTCATAAGCGGCAAATTTAGAGGATTGTGTGGTGGGCTCAACTCGGAGCGCCCGAATCTCGTCTCCCAAATCAGGAAGATTTTTTCTTGCCCAGTCACCGAAGTGGTTCAGTAGCTCGTCAGCCTCCAGGCGCTTGTCGTTGCTGCGCCCAGGCCTAATATGGTAAATTAGTTTGAATTGGTACTCCGCCTGATAGCCGCCCAGGATGAACCGCTTTGTGATATAGGTCCCCTGGATGGTAGACAATGCCATACCGGTCTCGTCTCCCTGGTCAGCGGACAGAAACTCATATTTAATGATGTCCACCGGCTTTTCCGGGAAGGTATTGGCCCACACCAGCATGGAGCGGGAGATTTTATCCACTTCTTCTGTCGCCGCCAGCATGCGGGGTTTCTCTTTTTTCTCAGAGTTCACGTTTCACCGCCTTATCCGCCGTCCGAATCCAGTTATCCAAATTCTCGGCCTTGCTGGCTTCGAACCAATGGGATTGTGCCTGCGCATGTGATGCTGTATTAAATACAAGGTTTTTGTCAGTCAAGACCTTTGTTGTGCCCTTTGATGCATAACTGCTACCTGTAGCCGGGTCTACCATTAGTTTTCCAAAATATAAGTAGCGTGCATATGGGCCTGGGTAAATCACTTCTGAACCATCTACCCGCGTCCGTTTGTCCAATGATCCGGTAAGCATCGGAACATATGGTGATGTGTCCTTCCGCACCTGGAGTGCCACAGTATGCTCCGCTTTGGTGCACTCCTCATCCAACTTGTCCCTGATTGCTTCCAGCCCTTCGGCGCGGAAACTGAATTTCAGCATTAAACCCCACCAACTTCCCAGTGAGCCATTTCACCGCCGAAGTCCTTTTCATCGACTTTAGTAATATCGTACACACCGTCGTAGTCGGCCTCTATGGTCTCTACCGTCCATTCCGGGTGTATAGCCTCACCCTTGATGAAAAAACTATCACGGGCCACAGAGAGCGTCCATAGGTCGCTTTTATCATCTGCTTTCCAGAACTCGACTGGCCCGACATACCTTCTTTGGATGCCTGTCACACCGTCCAACGCCTCAACCGAAAATGGAATGTACAGGTTGACTGCATCCGCGCTTTCCAGCCCGCTCTTGGTTACATTGGAACCCTTAGAGGCATCCAGGAGGACTCCCCGTAGGACAGTGATGTGGTTCACTGTGGTCTCCTCAAAGGTGGAATGGTCCGTCTCAACGTAGGTGTTATAGACCGTCACAACATGGGGGAACATGTCCATAGCCGCACCCCCTTCCACGGTATAGAAGGCCCGTACCGGCTAAATACTGCGCTGCAACAGATGCAAGATGTGTTTGTGCCGACTGAGCCACTGCCGTGGCCTGCTGGGCACTTTCACCGCCGCTTCGGTAAGCTTTGGACCAGCTACCCACACTCTGGCTTTGCAACTCTCCGGCCTCTCCAGCATTTGCGGAGTTTTTAAGAGCATTCAGGGCCGCTTGCTGGGCAAGGTCGATGCTCTGGTACTGTTCTGCCACGGCGCAACAGGCCATTTTCAGTGCATCCAACTCGCTGTTTGAGGCCGCCCGCCCCTGCGTGTAGTAATCCAAGAAATAACTTGCACGCAGGGACAGACGAGGGAAGTCAGCCTTTTGGATAGTCTTGCCTAGATACGCAGCAGTGTAATACTCATAATCTGCGTAAGCCATCAGGCCGCCTCCTTACTTCTTCGCACGGGCTTTCGTCTTAGCCTGCGGCTCAAACGTCGCCCCAGTGAAACTAAATTTCGCTACGCTGGAATCATCAACAAGCACCTCGAAGGTGTCATCCTTGGTCACCTGGAAGACAATGTCCGCGTCAAACAGGATGTTTTCCTTTGTGGGAGAGCCATTTTTCTTGAAGGTCATCTGTGTTCCGGTCTTTGTCAGGTGAAACGGGAAATAATACCCGCTCTGCTCGTCCGGGGCGCTGCTGAACTCGGTGTAGTTGGTCACATAATGAAATGTGCCCGTTACAGCGCCGTTCGCATAGACCTTCAGGTCATCACCCACAAGCTCGGAAACCTGTTTCCCCAATAGGGTCTGACCGCTGGGGAATAGCGTTAAAGTGTCAGACCCTATTAACCCCCCGCCGGTGCGTAAACAGCAAAAGGGAAGGCGTTCTCATTGCCGACGTTGAAGGCGTTGATGGGATTGGGAATCTCCCAGCCCAGCCGCATGACGGCGCGGAGGGCCACCATGTCGTTCTGCATCAGGTTATAAAGGATATTTCCAGTGGTGGGATCTTGTACCACGCCGCTGTCGAAAATCTTGAAGGTCATATCCTGCCGAATGGCGTAGACCAGTTGGCTCCAGTCGCCCACGATAGCTAGGGATTCCTCCGGGTCGTAAGCACCGTTCACGGGGAAGTACATGCTCATGCCGTCCAGCGCGTAGCGGGTATCCCCCTGCATATCGGTCTTGAAAATGGGCTGACCGTTCTTATCCACAATGCCGCGCAGCTTGGCGCGCATCTGGATAGCCGCCATTACGCCGTTGGGGATATAGCCGCTCTCCTCCACTTTGGCAATCACGCCGCCCTCGCCCATGATGTCCTTGAAAATGTCGCTGGTAGCGGTCACAACAGCGCTTGCGGTAGTGGCAGAAGGGACAAGGCCATCACGCCAAGAAGTCGGCTTGTCCGTGCCGTACAGAATAGCGGCGTCGATGACCTTTCCGAATGCCTCTTGAAGACGGGGCCGCACCTCGCCCCAGATGTCGTAGTCGCTGTCGTCCAGAACGGCCTCGGGGATGGGGACAATAACCGCAATTTCCTCGGCGTAGATTTTCTTCTTGTCCCACGCCATATTGGTGGTCTTTTTCAGAGACGCCTTGGAGTCGGACGCGCCGGTGGTCGCCTCGCCGTTCACAAAGTAGGCGGTGGGCAGGGCGTCCAGCACATTAAGGGTCTGGGTCTTGCTGGTCATGTTGGGCAGCCGCCGGGCCATCCGCAGCACGGCGGACTCCGTTACGGCCCCCTGGATAATTTCACGGGTTACGGGCTCAGGGATAAGCCCAGAAAGTTTGCTTCTATCGATAATGTCAACAGCCATTTATGTTCTCCTTTCATTTCAGTGCGCCCCGGATCAGGGCGTTCATTACATCGTTTTCTCCTGTTTTTTGCTTCCCTCCGCCCACTGGAGCAGTCCAGTCAAAGGAAGTCTTCTTGCGGTCGGCGGTGAGCGCGTCCACGGCCTGCTCAAAGGTGGTCTTGTCGTCCACCATCTTCCCTGCCTTGAAGGCGATGAACTCCGCCTCCTCGCCGGTCAAGCCCTTTTTCAGGACATACAACTCACGCTTCAACTGGTCTCTCTCCGCTTCTGCGGTTGTCAGCTTTCCGGAGAGAGTATCCCTCTCGCCAGTCAGCTTGTCCCAGCGTTCTTTCTCTCCGGCCTGCCCGTCCTTCCAGGTGCGGTAGGCGGTCAGCTCTTCTTCGCTGGGCATTCCCTTCATGGCTTTTGCAAGCCGCTTGCCAATCATGGAATCCACTTCCGCCTGAGTGAAGGTTTTCTCAGGAGCGGGCTCCGGCGCAGGGGCCGGGGTAGGGTTATTGATAGGTTCGCTCATAAATACCTCCGTTTATTGTCAGGGCCGTCGCCCTGCGGTTTTACGCCTCTCGGCAAAATAGAAAGAGCCATCAAACCGTTACAGTTCGTAACCGGTTCAATGGCTCTTGGCTCACAGGCTCTTGGCTCTATGCGATATTTACTTCCATGTCGTGCTTACATGCCTTGCATCGAAACGGCATGTGCTCTACTTTGGTATCCGGTCGAACCGGGAAAAGAGCTTTCCCGCAGTACGGGCAGCAATACCATGTTTTCCCGTTAATTTCTTTTATCACGCGCTGTCCTCCATAACATACCACTTGCACTTCTCGCAGACTTCATTTGCTTTATCTACGTCAAACGGCTCTATTGCAAGCTCCATGTCCATCTCGTCCTCCCGAACTTCTTGGACCTCATAGCACTCTCCATATAGGATTTCTCGCCCAAAAAGAGGGCAAACGCATTTATCATTGTGATTTTTCGCCATATCATTTCCCATCCAAATAGTCCCGATACTTCTTTCTCAGCTTTTCCGGGACCGCTGTTACAATCTTCCCGTCAACGCTTAAAACTACATAACCGCTATCTGCCAAGAATTTCAATGTATTCCGGTCAGTCTGATACAAAACTAACCTGCTGTTATTTATGATACTCTGCGACGCTTCAATCGTCAATGCAGATCTATCCGGTTTCATCGTAAGGTTATTTGCAAAGTGGTCTGTCACGCCGCTAATCTGCGGCGGGTCAAGCTGCACCTGATATTGTCTGGAAGAGAATTTACCGACAATTTTTATGTTCCCTTGATATGATTCCAGCCCGGAAAATTGTTTTATGCTGGTTAGCCCTTCCGGATATTGAACCTGCATTCTTTCTCTTTGTAACGGTAGCCCCGCCGCCTCGCTGAACGCCTTGTATTCCTGATTCAGTCTCCGGATACGGGTAGTCACCGCCTGGTAGTTCTCCGTCAGTCCTGCGGCCTTGTATGCGGTCTGTTCTCGCTTCAGCTTGCGGATAGTTCGCTCGACCTGCCGCTGTTTCTGTGTGGCCTCATAAGCTGTGTAGTGCTTTCCCTCAAAATCCACGTCGTGCCCATCGTCTATGTGAGCAAGTTCTTCGTCGGTATATGTTCGCTCCATCACACCATCCACAAAGGCAGTCCTGATATGTCGGCAGTTTGCACCCTCCAAGCCGTCCACATAGCCAAGCCCGCACACCTCATAAATGCTCGGATACTTGTCTCCGGTCCTTACGGAGTACACCCGGCCCTGCCATGCCTTGTGGTTTTGCCAGCCGACACCCTTATCTCGTGCCCCGATGTGGGCGGACACTTCAAAATAAGGAGTTTCCAAATACTCTGCACTCTGCTCCGTGTACTTGGCACAAAGCTGAGACACCCCCGTCATCACCGCCCGGCGGGCTGCCACGTCGATATGGTCACGGTGGCCGCTCTCATAATCCACAACCTTGATACCGCTGTCCGCAAGCTGTTTGACGGCGCTTTTGATGGCCTGATTGTAAGAGATGGCCCCGCTCGTGATCTGCATTTCAGCGTTATCCAGCGCCCATTGATAGGCCCTGGCCGTGGGAAGCATCGTCCGCCCGTTGTCCACCAGAAAGCCCATAGAGCCGGTCATGTTATGGAATGTCTGTTTGGTCTGCTCGTAGATAGCCCATGTGTCCTCGATGCTAACCAGTGTTTCCGGTGCAGTTACACCCGCAATGTCCATAACCTCCTGGTAGTACCGCTGGTTCCGCTCCGCCACGTCGTCCAAGAGCTTTTGCAAGTCCCGCTGGCTGATGTTTGCGGTGCTCTGGATGGCCTTTTCTATGTCCTTTAGGTCAATGCCATGGGAGCGGAGTGCCCGTATATCCTGCACCGTGACCTCGTTCAGCTCGCCGGATAATTTCAGGCGAGAACATATTTCCTCCAGGAGCGTCGCTTCCAGACTGCGGTATAGCTCGGCCAATTCTTCTGGAAGAGAGTCCAGAACTTCGGGAGAGAATGGGTATTTCATTCAATCTCGTTCTCCCCTTCCGTTGTCATGTCCTCCATCTTTGGCAGCATTTTCTTAGCCGTAGCCTCGTCCTCGTTGTACCACTTCATGCGGTACTCCCACGGGTTCATAATGCCCGCCGCAAGGTCCTGACGGTCATTATTCCGCTCGGTGGTCTTGTCCTCGATGATAGAGTCATCAAAGTCAATGGTAACTTTAGCATCTTCATTCAGCCCGGCGCCCATGGCTGCATTCCCAAGCCGAAGAATAATATGGCACAACTCTGTAATGGCCTGTTCCAAAATGATTTCATGCTTTTTGATGGTCCTAAACATGGTGGAGTTTTCGCTGATGACCTGGGTGGCTGTGGTAATGCTCCCCTGGTCGAAGCGGTAATGGTTTTCTCCAAAGCCACACTTGCTGGACAGTAGATTCAGTTGGTCTTGGATACCCGTGTTGTGCTCCTGGGTACGTAGTGTCATGTCGATGGGCGTGATGACCGCACCGTCACTTACATCCTCCGGGAGTACATAGTAAGCCAAGTCGTCCGGGTCAAAAAATGGCTCTCCGTCGAGGTCTTTGGTTGCAGACGGCTTGACCATGATGCGCTTTTTTCCAAGGACGAATTCATTGACGTAGCTATCATAGGCCACATCTACGCCTTTGAGAACATCGATGGCGTTTGCATAGACAGAAACCCCCAGCGGAGAATCGTCAAAATTGTTGGCAATATTAGGCCTGTCAATAACAAACTGCCTCTGATCTGATCCGGTATGTACCACAGGAGGGACTGCCTCAAACCCTGGAATGTCGGCCAAAGACAGTTCTGCATCCACATTGTTATTGCGGTAATGATAGATGCGATTCTCGATGTCGTATAAGCCGTCTACCTTGTGATGAATCTGGAGATAACAATAATCCTCACCGTTGACGGTCACGATGCTATCAAATGCGCAATCGGTAATAATACCGTTCTGCCATGCCAGCGGCCAGATATGCTCCACGGTCACATAATCCATTACAATGCCGCTTGCGCTTCCAGGAATGGGACCAAACTCCGTCGCTTCCATGCCTACTACTCGCGGTATAAAGGCCACTGTCCCGAGTGCAAACGCTTTTTCCTGCATCTCATTTACCTGGACCAGAAAGTTGTTTTCGGCGAACACGCGGTCAATAAATTCCTGCTCCCGCTGCCCCTCCAGAGTGATTTCCACCTTTTCATTCATCAGGAGGTTTGCCCAATCCTCTGGGATCTTCTTGCCCATGTTGAGAGTATACCGCTTGCATCGAACCATGCTCGTTCCGTTTCGAACCTTGTACCGATGGAAGCCCTTCACATCTCCAATATACCAGCTTTTCCATTCCTGCACTTTTCGGTAAAAGTATTCGCTGATGGTGGCAAAGCCCAGCTCTTTCAGCTTATCATTTATGTTCAAGCAGTTACCCCCATTCTTCTGAATACACGCTCAAGTGCATACCTTGTAGCGTCAATAAGGTGGTTATTCTCGTCAGGATACCCGCTGATGATCTCCCCATCCTTATTTCGCTCATACTCATAATTCACAAACTCGCTATAAGCGTTTGGAGTCCTTCTGCGGTCAATGACAATCTTCCGCTTCTGGAGCCACTTCATACCATACTCCACGCTTCCAGGCCCCTTAATTGCCTCTTTGGCCGGAAGGCCCATCGCCCGATAGTCTGCTGATGATTTAGGCTCTGCGCTGTCACAGGTAATGTAAGCATCCTTGTATCCTTTGGAAAGAATCAACTTTGCGCTCGCCTCGTTGGTCAGCTTATTTTGGTATATCTCGTCCATTAGGTATATTGTCTCCCTGGCTCGGTCATAGTGGAGGCGGATAAAGGCAAATGGATCAGGGAACCAGCCCCAGTCCACACCTTGATAGATACGGTCAAAGGAAGCGAACTCTTCGTCCGTGATTCCCCTCAACTCCAGATTCTCAAATACGTTGCCGCCGGTGCCGACCGCTTCGCCCAAGTATTCATGGCGGTATGCCCGCTCATCCGTGGATTTCAGATGTTCGGCCTCTGCCAGAAACTGCGCCCCAAGCCATTCAGGCGGGGCCTCCAAGTATGTGCTCTTATGGCACAGCCTGTCCGCTCTTTCTTCCAAGCTGTCTTTGTTGGCCCAGTTGTCCCGGCTGATGGGTGGATTGTAGCTCTCAAAGTTCCAGAACTTCGACCCGCCGCGCATGGTAGATTGTAAAATGGTTCTAATCTCCGCCCGACCGGAAAACTGATCTTTTTCTTCAAAGTGTGTTACAGCGATATATCCGAACGGAACCTTAATGGACTTTATTTTCATGGGGTCATCAGCGCCCCGGAACATGATTTTCTGCCCAGTCGGCTTATAAATCAGCTCCATAGGTTGAACCTTAGCGTCCCAGTACGCCGCCATACCCAATTCTCCGATTGCCCATAGATATTGTGCATACACGCTGTCCCGGATAGTGTTCGCCACTTTGCGAAGTACCAAGGCGTGGGTGTTTGAATTGGTCAGCAGGATAAGCGGCACCAGCAGGGAGACGCAGGAAGATTTAAGCGAGCCTCGGCCACCAGACAAATCATAGTGTGTGTGTCCGTGTTGGAATACGTCACGAGCCAGTAGGTGGAATGCAGGTCCAAGGACGGACGATAAACGAATCTCAGACATCTATGACCACCTTGACCTCCGTATCTCCATCGCCGTTCGCCTTTCCATCAAACGCTCCCACATGCTTTCCCAGCAATTCAAGCGCTTTTATCTTGCTGGAATACTTCAGGTCGCTGTCGTTCGCATCCGAGGCCGGTTTATCTGTGATTTCCTTCAGCTTGGCAAGCACATAGTCCTGTGTAATCTCTGTCCGTTCACTTCTGGCTCTCTTTGCTTCCTGAATTGCGGAAGAAACGTTATTTTTCGTAATTAGCTGCCGCCCAATTTCAGGGTTTTTATACCCTGCCCGAAGAGCAGCCTGTGCGGCATTCAAATCCACAAGGTACTCCTGCACAAATCTTTCTTGCTTTGGCGTTAATGCCACACTCACCACCTCTCGCCTAAGTAGAGTCTACAAATTTCCCCTATTCTTCGTACTTGACTACTTCAAATCCCCCGTCCGGAGTCCATTTAAAGCATTTAACCCCATATTTAGATAACTGTTTCATCACTGTTTCCTGGTTTTGTTTCAGTGGGTGAGCGTGTCTCGGCTTCACTTCAACTAGGCAAATTTCTCCTTTTTCGTTGATGCAAAAGAAGTCCGGCCATCCTCTCTTTGTCACGGCCCAGCCCTTTTGACTTAACTCGTCAAAACACATTGCTTCTGCATTGTTCTTTGGCCGCTTCTGACTGACGCCATGTATGTATTCCGCCATCGCTATCTTTCGCCCACCTTTCACGATTTCCCATAAAACGCCCACTTTCTTTTAGGGCCATATATATACCCCCTACGGGGTTAATATATTGGCCCGTAAAGAAAGTACACCATCGCCGCCTACTGTCGAGCGCTGGCTCGGATACGGCCAGCCGTCACAGCCTGTTAAGCGATACACCCGTGTGGGTTGTTAACCTAGAAACATGTTGATAAAAAACTGCTGTCCTTTCCCCGTCACCTTCGGAGTCTTGTTTACTGTAACGTGCCCATCTGCATGTGTAATGCTGGTTTCCTTGATTTCAAACAGGCCCAATTCCATCGAGCGCTGTGTGGGCATGTTGTAATCCGTGCCCTCTCTGCGGATCAGATATCCGTTATTCCGCATCCAGTCAAAGAGGCGGTTCTGCCCAGTGTCCACCCCATTCTGCTTGAGGAGCTTTGCCAGCTCTCCAACCAGTATGGATGTATTGGAGGCAGCCACGGAGTCCGCAAATAGCACCTTCGGCCGGTTGGTCTCCTTCTCCGCCTCCAGCATCTTAATCTTTCGATCTGCTATCTGGAGCGCACGGGCCATTACCTTTTCCGGGCTATTCCAATCCTTTTCCAATTGGAGGAAATACTTCCGGGCAATCTTCCCCTTCTCGTTCCGCTGTAGCATGCAGATCTCCTTGGCCATATCGATAGAGACGGCGGCATCTTTCATGCTCTGAGGGCCGCCAGCGGGGTTATGGACAAAAATGTCCGTGACTGCGTAATCCTCATTTTCAGCGAATCCATATTCGCACATACGGGGAAACCACTTGTGGTACGGTGTTTCTACCTCTAGAAACTCGTGGAGTTCCCGCGCTGATACTGCTGGCTTTTCGCCGCTAAAGTCAACTTTGATTAGTTCGTTCATGTAGATACCACCCTTTCTGTTTTGCTTCCCACCTTTATGTTGACTCAGGGCAGGGGAGTAAGGTGGCACCTCCCTTTTCGGCCCGTCGGCCTAGCCCTGATCTTTTGTTTGAGAGGCGGCGGTGGAATATCCCGCCATGCGTTTCCTCTCATTGGTGCCACCGCCCGCCTCATGCGGCGAGGAGCGGCATATGGCGGACAGTAGGTTGTCCAGCCGCCCATTGGCATTTAATTTAATCGCGCAGTGCCTCTTTTGCTTTCCATCTGCGTTTGGAGCCGAGAGGCGGCATTGAGCCGCCACACGTCCACGGCGTTGTCCATGGCCGCCGCTTCCGCTTCTGCTCAAGCACTCGGCATATGTGGCGGATTCCGTCTCTACACGCTCCGCCGGGCGCAGCCGCTTTCTATGTGTCGGCACACCGGGGCAGGTCATAGCTGCCACCGCTTTTTTAGCTCCGCCCCCATGACAGGCGGCTCGCGTCTTACTCTTCCCAGCGCCTAGACGCTCCGGCAATCTGGTGTAGTGTCTTTCCACCGTCATTCGCCGCCAGAGGGGTGCGACCCCTCATGCCCCGAATAGTGGGGTGGTGTTCGACCGGCGGCATATTGCACACAGAGGGGGTGGCGGCAGATACACCGACGCCACCCACTCTACGTGAAGGAGGAAAAGGGGATGGAAAGAGAATGGGAGCGCAGGGGCACACGCTCCCACACTCCCATTTTCGCATATACCATGCTCTCCGATTCCCTCACGAGGGAATCACAGCAACTTTTTCTGTGAAATAATGAAAAGTTACATTGCTTTTGGATCGTCTGTTCTTCCTAGCAAGTAATCCACAGATACATTGAAATGGTCTGCTATTTTTACAACAGATACTATTTCAGGAATCACTCCATCCCGCTCATATCTCAAAATTGAGTTCTTGCTGATGCCACATAACTCCGCCAGAACACAGGGCTGTGTCCCTTCCTTCTCCCTCAACTTCTTCAATCTCTCCCGGAACTCGTTCAAGGGCTATCCCTCCTTCGGCGGGTCGGGGAGGGGCATCCACCACGAAACGTTGTCATCCTCCCAGTCAAGCCATTCGTCTATAATCCATCCGTCATCCTTATTCCATGAGCCAAGCTGATACGCTTCTTCAAGAGTAATATTGCTTCTTGGCTTTCCGCTTGCAATGCATAACACAGGCTCGTGTTCTTTTGGCAGCCTTTCCTTGACGCTAATCCACTCACTCATGCTGTCCATCCTCTTCTCTTTGCTTCTGCCTCAGTCTCCGCTTTGCAAGCCGTTTGTTGGCCTTCTTCATCTTCGACCACCCACTATGATTTCTGGCCCAGGAAGCACAGAGATGGGAAAACTCCGATTGGTACGGCAGATTGCCTTTATAGGGATTTGCCTGTTTCACTGTCCGCCCTCCCCGTCGTGGATGTTGCCACAAATCTCGTCCAGTTTGACGGATTCGCCGGGACAGAGGGAGGGGAACAGCGCCGTATCTAACGTTGTAATAACAAATTTGTTGCTAAACACCTTAATGTAAGGGTCACATTCATTGAGGCTGTCTGCCTCTGGGTATAGCAGTCTGATAGCCTTTGCCCTCTCCACCTCCTGCTCCGTCCAGCGGGGCTTGCGGGCGATGTTTTCTGGATGATTTATGAGATTGTTAAGACATTCCACAGTGGAGAATCCCCAGCAGTCATTTGATATTTCAATCTGGAATGTCCCATATTTATTGATACGAAATCGCCCTAACGTGTTTCCTCTAATTTCAAACTTTTCTTCTGGTTCAACCCCAAGCACCTCGCAAATTCTCGGCTTGTCCATGTTGGCCCCCCTCCTTGATTTTCAGGTACTTTTCGATGGCTTCGTTTAGGTCGGCCTCCTCGTCCATGCGAGCGCCGCAGTTGGGGCAGTACGTTAGCCTGTAAGGCTGGCTATACGCAATGTGGTTACAAGCAGAACACAAAAAATGATATGTTCCATAACTTTTCCCGCAAGAACAGTATGCATTATACTTTACGGGTTTCCACTTCCCATGCCGCACCGGGGCAACGTCGGCGGCGGGGAGCCCCTCAAAGTCCGAAACAACAGAGGCACATGATTCGTCTGCGAAAAGCCATAGCAGATTGATAGCATCCGCCTTCTCGATGTACTCCTTCATTCCTCCGCCTCCCACTGTTTCTTCATGTCTTCGTATAACTCTTCCATCTTTCGATTCCACCCCTTGAGCTTCCACAGGACAAGCAGGCCAAGCGCCATCCACTCCACAGCAGCTATGATCGTCAGGATATCAGCCATCCTGCTCCCTCCGTAGTGCGTTCATTCTTAGTTTTGCGACGGCCATATCAATTTTTAGGGCACAAAGCTCGCACAAATCAGGCGTTACGCTTGAAATATCCCATTCCTTGCATTTGAATGTTCGAGTGCTTTCTACTACACCAAAAGGAGTTTTGACCTCTTCAGTTGGCAATTCAGTGCCGCAAATATCACAGCATACCGTTGTTTTAACCATCCTGCTCCCTCCGTAGTGCGGACTCGGCTTCCTCACGGGTCAGGAAAACGGTTTTGCCGATGTCCTCAAAGCCAAAAGTTTCTGATTTGTCATCGTTGATGCAAAACCAACTTTCTTTTGGCGGCAGATTTGCCCGTCGTTCATCGTAAATGATGAAATGGCTCACGCGCTTTTCAAGGATTTTCTCTGCATACGGGTAATACACCGTTTTCCCGATTAACTTGTCCGCCTGGGCCAGTTCGCGGAGGCGGTCAATGGGGCCGAGAGCACTTAACTCTTGCTTGTCCAACCTTAGCCCGAAAACCTCACCCTTAAGTTGTTCAATTTCCCCTGGCTCCAAGCCAGTCTCCTCATAGGCGGAGAGTCTGTCAAATGCCTTTGCTATGGGGCAATCCGTGCACCCTCTATCTTCTTGCCTTTGACACACTTCCCGGCACTCTAAATTATCCGCGCCTTTTACCTGCCAGCAGTGACTGCCTCCAATTTGGAAATCATAAGTTAACCTATCCATACTCACCCCTCCTCCGGGCCGCGCCATTCCCAGTTTTCAGCGTCATTGCACCCAGGGCAGGACGGGGCGTGCTCGTGCACACACGTATCGCAGACAGACACCATTTCCAAATCTCTAATCGCCGCATCCCTCTCCCGTTTTACCCGCTCCTGCTCGGCCCGCAGCTTCTCGTTTTCGGCCTGGAGCGTGGAGAGGGCGTCAGCCGCCTCTATACACAAATCCATGATTTCCAGTGTTGCCTTGTCCTTGTACAGGCTTTCGGTTCGCAGCCGCTCAATCAGCTTCTCAATGTTCATCAGGTGTCCTCCTCCGCTGGCTGCTGGAGCCACTCCAAGCATTCTTGCACCTCGCTCATTTGCCAGCCTTCAAAGCAAAGCAGATGCGCCAACTCCTCGTCGCTCATGGCCCGGATGCGTTCGGCGTTGGACAAAATTCGTCCTGGTTTGTACTGAGGGCACCAAGAAATTCTGGCCGTTGTCCCGGCGTTATTGCAGTCATTTTTGCAAGTAATGCAAATCGTTTTCATGCGTTTTCCTTCCTCTCCGGCGGCCCATCAAAGGCCGTCCAGTATTGGCCGTACAGATCTAGGCTAAACGGCTTGATGTGCTTGCAGTAGAGGTATCCATCCCTGCACCCCTCTGCAATCTCCAACCCGCCCCATTGGAGCTGAGCTATGCCTGCCCCCTCAATGTAGATTGCGGTCTCCTGGGTGATGGATTCTAGCTCCTGGCGGGTGTATTGCCGTCTCATGGCGATACCTCCGGCAGGCGGCGGTAGGCAAGCCATGTTTGGCCGTATAGTTCTCTATTTCCGTAATCGTACTGGTCAAACGCCGACACAAACAAAGCCTTAATATCGTCAACGGTATGCACTAACACCCAGCAACTTTCCCCATCTTCCAGCTCGACGATATATACAGGCTTTGCTATCATATTGTCCAGCTCATTCCATGTCAGCGGCTCGTTCGGCGGGGTGAGGGTGGGCGCATGAGTTATTTCCCACAGCGCTTGATTCAGCCCATCATTGAATCCAGATTCAAACTGACTTACCGGGGTTGGTTTGTGGTGACGGTTGATTGCCTCCAGTATTTGTACCGCATCAACAGGTCTCGCCATCGTTCAGCGCCTCCTCGAAATAATCACACCCATCCAAACAAAAACAGCTTGCGTCCTGGCTCTCCTGGCTTCTCCACAGGTCGCACACCTTCTTGTGGATGCAAGCTTCACAGTTCATCGTTCAGCGCCTCCAATCTTAAACCCCAATACTGGCGGCAATACGAATCAAGCCGACCATGATTAAAAGTACTCCTAACAGCAACGGGAACTTATCATCCATTTCTCATTTCCTCCAACCTCTCCATCACCATGTCCACGGCCTTGTCCGTCATGGGAGCCGTTTCCGTTTTTGTCCATTAATAATCCTCCAAACATACGCCGGGTCAATCCCATACTTCTTCCCAAGCGCTATAGTGCCATGTTCACGATCATAGGGAACATACTCTGCCCGGATCGCTTCCACGATTTCTGGCGTTGCTTTCTTTGCCCGCTCTCCAAATAGCCCAGTTTCTACGGCATGGACTACATTTCCTTGATGTGTCACCCACTCAAGGTTTGTCACGCAATTATTTTTCTTGTTCCCGTCCTTATGATTTACCTCTGGAAGATTTAGCGGGTTTGGAATAAATGCCTCGGCAACAAGTCTATGCACACGCATCATACCAGAATCCCCAAACCTAACACGATCATATCCCCGTGCATCATCACATTTTGTAAGGGTAATTCCATCAACCATGTAATCTCTTCCAAGTTCGTCTGTATATGTACGCGGAACGGACATTACATTTCCCTTACTGCTAACTATATACTTTCCCTCGTAACCCTTTACAGGTCTCCACTGTTCAGCCGTTTTTATTCACCTACTTCCTCTCCGCAAAAGAGCAATAGTCATCAGCGTCCGGGGTTTCATCGTTCCCCCATCTGCACTCAGGATGGGGATACCCGCCGTTATTGTCCTGCCAGAACCGGCAATCTCTGCAAAGTATTACCTGCTCCCGGCTGACGGGGCGGAGGGCGGTGAGAAGGGTGTCAACAGTTTCGTCCGTTAGGTCAAAGGCATGCTTTAGCGTTTCTCCATCTGGGAACATCGGTTCATAGCCCTGGTACTGCTTCAATAGCTTAATCGCTTCTTCCCGCGTCATGGCTGGGCCTCCTCCCCGTTGCCGAGGGACAGCTTACCACCCTGGTAGAGTTGATAGAGCGTCCTGCCTCGTCCATCGGTCAGATAGGGCAGGAATACCTCGTCAATCTGCACCTGCCCGGCCTCAACAATCGCCATCTGGGCCATAATCCAGTTCTGGACGTTGCGCCAAGCGGTTCGTTCTGCCTGCCCCGGCGCCGCCTTGACCTTTTGCCGGGCAAATACCGCCCGAACACCGTCCACATTGGCCGGGAGAAGAAACCCCCGCAGGCCTTCCGGCGTTTGAATGCCAAATGTTACGCCGGTCGGGTTCCCGGCTCCGTCATAGTCCACCATGACCTTCCGCGCCCCGTGGCTGGCAAGCGCACCCTGTATTTCTCCCAGGCTTTTGTAAACATCTATTGTGGTCGTATAGTTCTTAATCGCCATTTCCCATGCCCTCCAGCATCTCCATCTCCTCAGCGCTCAGAATCGGTGCGCGGGTGTTCCAGGCGAGGCGGGCTTCGTATTTAGGCTCCACAGCACAAATCTGAGAAATGATATCTTCTCCGTCTGCGTCCATTCGGCAAATCTCCAACCCGCACACCTTGCAACGTACGTAGGCAATGCTTGTGCCCCCAAAGCACCTTGCTTGTCCGCCACAGCACGGGCAGGGGAGCAGTTCGTATCGCTCCGTCAGCCGCTTCGTCGCCTCGTGGTCGCCCAGCATGGCGCGCGTCTTATCGTCCATCGTTCGATTCCTCCTTGACTGCTTTCCAGCGTTCTTTGCGGCTACACGTTCCGCCGGCCGCATCACAAATGCTCTTGGATGAGCAGCGTTCGCATGGCCCAGCCTTAAAAAATTCTTTCATGTACATCGCGGTGGTCGATATGCTGTATCCGGTGGCCTGGGCTATCGTCTCCGGCCCATACCCGTCCAGCGCCATGCGCTCCAGCAAATCACGGGACGGTTTTGGCCTTTTCGCCCTGGTATGTAGGAGGCAGCCAACTCTTTTCGGGTTGCAGTCCGGCAGCGGGCACCGCCCACAGAGTTCGGCCTCCTCTGTATCCCGCTCCGTAATCCTGCGCTCCGTAATCCTGCGCTCCGCAATCGGCTCCATCGCGTCCAGGCTGCGCCAGGGTGCCACCGCTCCGCTGATGCCGTAGGGGTCTGCGGTTATCATGGGCTATACCTCCACCACATGGATTCCGCGCCCGGCCATGAGCTTTTTCTTCAGCTTGTATTCTTTGGTCTTGTAGCCCTTCACGTCCTCCACCACGACCTCCCATCGGGTGTCTACACCCTCTTTGACCGCCCGGCGGTATGAGAAGTCGGCCCGGTACTTGATGGCCCGCACATGCTCACCCAGCGACGTGGTGAACGCCTCCTGGAGGGTGAACTCCGGCTGGAGCTTCAGATCCCGAATCTCTCCGGCACAAAGCCGAAGCATGAGCTGGTCATACCGTGCGGCCTCTTTCTGGCTGTCGAATGTAATGCCGTTTCGCACGGCCTTCTTGTTGCCGTATTTATTCATTCAGCGCCTCCAATGCTATATCGATTGCAGCCGCAATTTGTTGATGTATTTCTGCAAATTCGGAGTCCGTTTTTGCAAGGGCCTTATGTTTCATAAGCAGTCCATTTAGAACAACGTATGCCCCAGTCCTATCCATGTCCATCTCTGGCTGCCTCCCAACTATATCTCTTTGTCGGATTTCCTCCCGCGTCGTAATATCTCCGTGATTTGGCGTCGAACATCAACGGGATTACCTCGCGGCTACCGGTCTCTCTGGCCTTGATAATCCTGATCCTGGAGTCAACTTCGTCGGATTCCTTTGCCCGCTCCACAGAAAAAACATTGTCAGCGAGGTTGGTAATCTCCGCCGCTCCCGCAACGTCGTCTGCTGTCAGTCCCCGCTCCTCTCCAGCCTTCCTGGGATGGGCCACCAGATGCACATGTACATCGTGGCGTTTTGCGAAGGCGCTGAGTCTCTGCGTAAAAGCTTTCTGGGCCCCATAATGACCAAGCTCCACTTCTCCCTTCAGACTTGCGGTCATGATGTTATCCACCAAGTACACCGAACACCCGTATCGACGGTAGGCATACTCAAACAGGCGCAGTATGTTGTCCTCGTCATGGGCATTTGACTGTCGCAAATCGGTCAGGAGAAAGCTCCCTTCCAGCCATTGGTCAATCGCCCGAACAGCTTCTTTTGACGGCGCGTACTCCATCCGCCCCGTTCTGGGGTCTGGCTGCTCTACAAGATTCCTCGGCCCTGCGATCTGCGGCAGCACAAACCGTTTGAACTGCCTCGCCGGGAGCTCACCGGAATAGGCACATACAGTTCGGTTCTGGTTGATTGATTCCACGAGCATCTGCCCGAGAAGCGTCGATTTCCCTTCGCCGCGCCTGCCTGTCCATACTGACAATTCGCCTCCCCGGAATCCTCCGGTGCAGTAGTCCAGCGGCACCAGCCCGGACATCATGCGGTTTTGCGAAATGGGTGCGTCCATCTCCACTTGCGACAGGTCAATTAGCCCCGGCCTCGGCACATCCAAAGCGCCAAACAAAAGGCTTTCTACCGCCTTTGGGCCAGCATTGTCCAGCAGTTCGACCACTGATTCATTCCCGCGAAACGCCGCCTTATCCGCCACAAGGATAGTGACCGGCACCCACTTCTGGAGCTGGCCCACAATCTCCTCCCGGTCTGCATCGTTTGGTGTTGCGACGAACACATAGCAGAACTGGGTGATAAACTCCGTGCAGGCAGTTAAGTCCTCCCAAGCCGCGTATCTGTTCTTGCACACGGCGTTAATACCAACCGCCGCCGCGTCCTCCGGCGTAGCGCACCACCAAAGTCCTGTCGGCAGGGATGGGTCAATCATTTCTGCCCGGAATGTCAGCAGCAGTGAAATATCGCTCTGGCTGGTCATGGTTCCCCCCCTTCCTGCGCTTCTCCCACGTCCGCACAGCAGCTTTCCAGTCTTTCATTTTGGCCTTCCCCAGCATCCACCCTCTGGCCGCGTAGTAGTCCACAAACTCCTGCGGGTCTATGCCGTTTTTGCGTGCAAGGCAGTATTCTCTCACCTCGTCCACCGTGGGAGGAACAAACACTTTTCTTTTTGACTCCGTAGGAGTCTTTTCTTTTGTCTTAGTCTTAGTCTTATATATGGGTAAAGTTTCTTGTAAAGGATTCTGTAAAGGAAACTGTAAAGGTTTATGTAACGTTTCCTGTAAAGAATCAATACCAGAATTTGATTGTTCCGATAGGGAATAGCGGCTCGGGGCCCCTTTTTTCCCTTGCTGGTATCGGATAAATCCAGCCTTTACAAGCTCGTCTCTCGCTCTGTAAGCGGATGGCTTTGACAATCCATTTGTCATTACCTGCAACCGAATGGTGTCTACTGGAACCCACTCAGGCCACCCGGCCCGGTTAAATACGTTCAGCAGCCTGAAGTACAAGACCTGCGCCGGAAGCGTCAAGTGGTTGTTTTCGATCCAACGGTTGAACTCATTAAGGTAATCAATGTAAGTCAACCCATCACCGCCCTAGAACGGGAGCTCTCCGTCGTCGTCCACCTCCGAGAACTCCTGCCCATTCTGTTCTGGGCGGTCAGATTCTGGTGTGTCCCCCTCCGATTCCTTCTTCCGGCTGTCGCCAAAGTACACACTATCAGCCACGACCTCCAGACTAGACCGCTTGTTCCCGTCCTTGTCTGTCCAAGTGTTTGTCTGCAATTTGCCGTCTACCACAGCCATGCGGCCCTTGGAGAAATATTTGCTTACAAACTCCGCCGTGGATCGCCATGCGGTCACATTAACCCAATCGGTGGTTTTTTCGCCAGTGGCCTTGTCTTTAAAATCCCGGTCAACCGCGATGGAGAAACTGACCACCGAGACACCGGACTGCGTGTGACGCAGTTCGATGTCCTTTCCAATGCGGCCCTGGATCACAACCCTATTTAGCATTTTGGCCCTTCTTTCTTGTATATCAATTTTGATTCATCCCATCCTGGGTATAAAGTGCGGAGGTAGTCCTGCATCTGCTTATGAAGCGGACCATCCGCCCCCTCGTTGTCAAATGCCGCATGGCACCGCTGGCAGCCTGTCCAAATATTCTCTGGAATTCCAAGACCGCCCTGGCTCCGCCGTATGTAATGACAGTGTGGCCCCGCATTGATGGAGCCGCAGAGTACGCACCGCCCAAAATCCCTCTCCCATACGGCCTTTTTGGTTGCCGCGGATATGGCGGTGGCCTTAGTCTCTCGATGCACGCCCCCACTCCCTTTCCAACTGCGCGTCCAGGATGCGAATTTGCAGTTTGTAGCCCTGTATGGCCTCCCGTGCGGATTCGTACACTGTCTGCGCAATATCTCTTTCCAAGCGTAGTCGGGCGATCTCCGCGTCACCACGGCAAATATCAGAGATAATAGTTACAGGCGTGCCCTCCGCCCTGGCCTCCAGAACAGCTTTTCGGAGGGCTACCCTGTAATCGCGTTCCGCCTGCGCATATGCTCTGCCGCGGGCTCCGAGCTGCCCGATTGCCTTATCCAGGAGTGCGGGCTTTGCGCCGATCTCGTTTATCAGCTCATAGCCCATACAAACGCCCGCTTTCCTGTCCGGTTGTTCAGGATAGATAAACCGGAAATCCTACGGTTGTCACCATAAGCAATTTTCTCAACCGAGAAGGTGTCGAAGGTACGAAACTTCCCATTGGATTCCAGGATGTTCATTTTCTCAGAGGGTACCCAAATAAACGGGGCGGTATAAAGCTCTCTGCCAATGCCCCATCGGAAACCAGCACGTTTGAATGCGTCGCTTGCCTCCCCCTTTTTCTCGTTGCCCTCGCCGTCCTCCCTGGACTCTATTCCACAATCCCACTTCCACGTCCAGGCGTCTCCCTCACGGATGGCAATCCCACAATACAGGTTCCCTTTGATTTCCCGGTAATCGTTCGTCCAGTTTTCAGAGCCAACCGTCTCATCCAGGATATCCATATCCGTCCTGGCCGTCTTATAAAGGAGGAGAACCGCCCCATTCTTTTTGACCTGCTTGACCTTCACCTCAATGTCGGAAGCCTCCAGCAGGCGGAACTTGTCCATCACTTCACCCCCACACTTCTGCCCTGTTCAATGTGGGCGTAGGGGACTGGAACACCGTCTTTAATGAGCTTGCCAACTCCAGTTTTGCTGACCTCCGGTTCCTTGTACTTGACGCACTCCGCGTCATAGCCGTTCTGCTCCAGCCAGCGGATTAAAGCTTCTGGATTAGACACTTGAACGGACGAGGTTTTGCGGAAAATGACGGAGCACCTGGCCGTCTGGAACTTCTCGCCGTCTAATGCAAGGGACAGATAGGATTTCAGTCGTTCCGCCTTGTTCTCCAGGGCCTTTCTGCGCTCATTGAGTGTGTCCGCCTCCTCCTTGATTGCCTTGGCGTCGGCCATCAAATCCTTGTACCAAAGGGCCATATTCTCAATCTTAGCGTCCCGATCCATCTGGAGCGCAGCAAACGCCTCATAGTCCATTAGTTCCCCTGTCTCCGGGTCTACCAGACCTTGAATCGCCTGGTCAATTTCATACAGTGTCATTTTGTTCCTCCTTACATTTCTGGCACATTTCTTCGTTTTGGTAAAGTTCTGCTCCGCAATTTGGGCAATTCCCTGCGGTTGGATCCTGTTGCATATCCCGGTATGGTGAAAATGGAAGCCACCACTCCATATCAGGCAATCGCCGGAAGCACCGCCCGCGGGCAGCCATCCTCACCCATATAAAGGAATCCGGTTCGGCCATCCGAGAGGCGGATATGTATTGTCCCGTCCAGGGCGTTAATCTCGTCGATTGGGTAGCCGATATTCTCCATCGCCCAGCGCAGCAGGGCAGAAATATTTGTGGTATTCAGCATTGACTTTTCCTCCTTCCAGCCCTAAAATAAGGGCAGATGTTCTTTCTCTTGCCGCCCTCTGGTCTCGCACACCGGGGAGCGGCGCTTTTTAATATAGCTCGATTGCAAAGCCATCTTTGATGAGCTTTGGGCGCTTGCCATTTACCTGCTCCGGCCTTATCCCGAGTTTGCTGACGACGCCGGCCATCGGGATCGAAAACCCGCCGGAATATCTCGACACAGCAAAGCCTTTTTTGCTGTCGGTGAAATGGAATAGCAGATACTTTCCGGCCTTGCCGATCAGGACTCGAGGCAATATGTTGGGGATACACTTTGCGGCGGCGGAACTCACATATAGGGCGGTGTTCGGGCTTGCCAGCTTCACGTATTGCTCTGTGACCGTCTTCTGGATTATCTCTTCGTCAGTGCCAATTTCGATAAAATCTAGGGTTTCATTCATTTTCGTTCCCTCCAGGTATTTCGATGACCGCCCACACATCGTCGATGCTCTCCGCGCCCTCCAGTCCGGTGATCTGGATGGTGAGCGGGCCGGTGGGCGTGGGGGACGGGGTGGTGGTTGCCGCCGGGGTCTCAATGGCCGGCTGCTCCGGCTCCTGGTTCCAGATGATTTCAACTAGTGCAACCAGCGCCAGCAGCAGAAAGAGATATGCAATGGTCACGATCAGTTGTTTCTTCATAGGCTGACCGCCACCAGAATAGCCAGCACCAGCGCCGCTCCGGCAACCACCGCCAGTTGTACCCGCTGGGCCATCGCCTGCGCCTGCTGTACCCGGCGGCGGTAGGCCCGGTAGCTGTACGCCTTTGCGCGCCTGTCGCGCTCATTTTGGGTCTCGCTCATACCATTCCCCTCCCCTGCACGATGGCCTTTGCCACCAAATCTGTCTCATAGCCCCGCTTGCGAGGCCCCATACGGATTGCTGGTATATCATGCTCCGCCGCCCAACGGTCGCCGCTGGATGCCCGCGGACAGTACCCAAGCTCTCGCGCAACATCGACCGGGGACATAATCCCTCCGTGGCGCTCAAACATTAGCCGACGTTTCTCAGCAATCGCCCGGCTGATTGTACTCTGAGTGTTCATTCCCGTTCTCCTCCTTCCCATGTAACCGCTCATGCTCGTCCCAGGTCATCCCATAGTAAGCCCGGCATAGGTCGTCCATGACGCGGCGTGCATTTGTGAAGCGGTTCTCAATCTCCCGCTTCGTGCTGCTCTCGTTGAGCTGTCCATCTTTGGTCATAAAAAATCCTCCAATCTTGCCAGAGGCCGGAGGATGTGATATACTGTCTCCGATACCTCGTAGTTGCGTTACGTGGTGTCATGCCCTGGTCGGTGGTGGTGCACTGGCCGGGGCGCTTTTTGTTGTGCTCCATTAAATTTATGAAACAAGGAAATGCATTGCTATCCAAAAAATCGTTATTGCGGAAAGCACAGAAACCGTTGTCGCATTTATTTCCTCATCAAAGAACCAACAAATAAATATGTACCCTGCTTCAAGCGCCGCAAAAGCTAAAGCTATCCATTGGAACATCCCCGGCCCCCACTTTCGTAATCGAGGTATTTGTTTCCAAAGATATCTATCGTATAGTTCTTAGCAATTTCATCTTGATTCCGCTGGCTTTGTAGTGTAAGTACGAGGTCAGCAATTTCTTTAGAATCAGCCTCAATGATGATCTTCACCCCACTTACCTCCTTCCCCGCCCCATCAGGGGCGGGCTTCTTTTTCTCCATTGGTGTGCTCCTTGGCCTTCTCCGCCATAGCTGCTACGCCTTCTGCATACCCGATCAAATACTCTTTCTTTCCGTCGGGAAGAAGTTCACAAGCACGCGTCAGGCTTTCGGCAATATTGCGCTCTTTCTCGCTCATATCGTCACCTCCTGTATCATGTCGTTCTATGACAAGTATACGTCATTTAAT